AGAGCCTGCTCAGGGCTCAGTCGCAGCGACATTGAAGCCGACGGCGAAAGTGGTGTTGTCTCACCGGGTCCTGGTGATCTGCCCGAACGAAGCGACGCAGATCGAGCTGATGAGTGAACTGATGAATCGAGGCCTGGACTGCCGGGTGTCGACCATCAAAGCGAACTAAAAAAACGGGGGCAGAACATGGAGAACGTCATCCGCACGGATGAATGTTCACATTGTGGGCAGGAATTCAGGAAACTCAAGGACGGTGTGATTCCGGCTCACGACTGGCCTCCGCCGTGTCGTGCAGTGTGTCCGGGAAGCGGCGAAAGGCCACGCAAGAAAGACTCACCTCTTTGGATGGATGACAAGGAGCAGCGAGCTAAGGACTTTTTCATTGATGCCAGGAACGAACTCCTGCTGTATGGATTTGCCGTCGTCAAACAAATGGCGGTGTTTACGGGGACAAGTGCTGGCGTCATGCAGTGCCCGCTGTGCGGGAAAAGTGTCAGATGGTCACTTGCTTCGAACGGGCATTGTGCCGCGAGGTGCGATACCAGCAAGTGTATTAACGCGACAGAATGAAGGAGCAATGTCAGTGAATGCCAATTGTCGCCACACGGCCAGAGGCCGCTGCCATTCTCGAAGTGACCGAGAAATCGATCGGGAACTGGAAGAAAGAGCCAGGGTTTCCGCATCGTGAGGATGGTCAGTACGACACGGATGCCATTGCTGCCTGGCGGGCGGCCGTCAAGTCGACAGCGGAAAAGGTGGGGACTCAGGCTGCCGAGGTCAGGCTGCACACGGCGGCCGAAAAGCTGCGAATTGCCAGGATCGATCGAGAATCGAAAGAGATCGACCTGGAACTGAAACGCGGGGAGCTGATGCCTCGCAAGTTGGTCCTGGAGATCCTGGGATTGATCTCGGGAAATATTCGCGGGGCGATCAGTACGCTGCAGCGTGAAGGATCGGGCAAGCAAGCTCAGGTTGTTCTGGACGCTCTGGACATGGCAAAGAAGCAGATCAATGATCGTATCAACGAAGCAACTCGAAACGCTCCGAAATGACACGATGGCGGCCCTTGACCGGTGCATGACCCGGATGGTCCGCAAGATCTCTCAGTTCGCCCTCGAAGAAATCGTGCTTCCCCCCAGCGGTCCGTTTCGCGATCGCCGATTCTCGTACGAGTTTCAGCCGTTTGTCCGGCTGTGGTTTGAGCTGATCGAATCCGGGGCGTTCTGCAGGTATGCCGTTGTCGGGCCCACTCAGACAGGCAAGACACTGAGCTGCCTTGTGATCCCGGCGATGTATCACCTGTTCGAAATGAATGAGTCTGTCATCGTGGGGATTCCCCAGATGGACATGGCCATGGACAAGTGGACGCGGGATTTCCTGCCGGCGATCAAGGCCAGCCGCTACGCCGAGCTGCTGCCGGATGCGGGTACCGGCAGCAAGGGTGGTAAGTTCGAGTCGATCACGTTCAAGAATGGCGCGACACTCAAATTCATGTCCGCTCAGGGGGGCGATGAGAAGCGGTCTGGATTCACGTCACGCATTCTGCTGATGACGGAAATCGATAAATACGATGCGGCGTCAGAGACATCACGGGAAGCTGATCCGGTAACTCAGATGATCGCCCGTCTGGATTCGTTCGCGGTTGAGGACTCGATCGTCTACATGGAATGCTCGGTATCGATCGAGGCCGGGCGGATCTGGAGTGAATACACGACGGGGTCTCAGGGTCGCATTGCGACTCCATGCCCTCATTGCCGCAATCATGTGACGCTGGAGCGAGAGCATCTGATCGGCTGGTCGGATGCTCAGAATGAAGTGGAAGCGCGTCAGCATGCCTGTTTTGCCTGCCCGGAATGTGGTCATGAGTGGACTGAGGCCGAGCGGGCCGAGGCGAACCGGAACGCTGTGCTGGTCCACAAGGGGCAGTCTGTCACGCCGGATGGTGTGGTGCATGGGCCACTCCCCAAGACCTTGACGGCGGGGTTTCGTTGGAACGTCGCCAACAGCCTGTTTAAGCCGGCTGCTGATATTGGTGGCGTGGAATGGAAGGCTCGGTTTGCTCCGGATGAGGAGAACAGCGATCGCGGTGTCTGCCAGTTTTATTGGGCCAAGCCACCGAAAGCGACAATCACGGATCAGACCCCGCTGGAAGTAGCATCCCTGATTGACCGCATGCATCCCGATGAGCGTGGGGTCGTCCCGCTGTGTTGTGAGCTGGTGACAGTCGGTTGCGACCTGGGGGGGTATCTCTGTCACTGGACGGCGATCGCCTGGGATGCGGCGGGGCATGGCTATGTGATCGACCAGGGCCGCATCGTGGTGCCTCAGGCAACGCTGGGTCTGGAAGTCGGTCTGATGGAAGCTCTGCGTGAGCTGCGAGACATGTGCAGCCGGGGCTGGATGCGTGCCGACGGCCCGATCATCCCGGATGAAGTCCTGATCGACAGCGGCTGGAAAACACCGATTGTCTATGAATTCATCCGGGAGACCGGTGGCAACTTCCGGCCGTGCAAAGGTCTTTCGGTGTCGGGGGAGGCGGTGTCGTATACGCGTCCCAAGTCGACGGGGGCTATTGTCCGCTGGATCGGCGACGGCTGGCATGTGGCACGGCTCAAGGACGATGACATTGACCTGGTCGAGATCGATGCCGATGAGGCGAAGAGTACTCTGCATGCCCGGTTGAGCTGCGAGCCGACGGCACCCGGGGCGATCACACTGTTTCATGTCACTCGAACGGATCTGACGGAGGTGGAAGGTCGGCGGCGATTCGTCCGGCAGTTGACGGCGGAAAAGAGTACTCAGGAATTCGTCAAGGGACGTGGCATGGTGACCCGCTGGACCAAGGTCCGGCAGGACAATCACTGGCTGGACTCCACGGCCCTGGCATTGATCGGCGGATCGATCAGCGGGGTCAGTGTCATTGATGTTGATCCCAGCGGTGAGGCTCCGGCTGTGCCTGCCCCTGTTGCTCCTGCTCCACCGATGCGTCCGGCTGTCATTTCTCAAGAAATGTCTCCCTCAGTCCGGGAAGCGACAATCCGGACCGTCCGCAGTGGCTGGATTCGGAGGTCGTCATGAGGCGATTGCAATTGACACGCCTGGCGATCGGCCGGGCTCAGGACGGTGGGACGTTTGTGGGCGATGCCTGCCCGGTCTGTCGGGATGCCGGCCGGGAGGGTGTGATCGGTGTCTACACGATCCGTCGGGAGCGGGGGAAGATCATCCGGTACCTGGGCTGCAAGGCCTGTGGCTGGAAGCCCGACGACAATAAGTGGGTTGAGGACGATCCGAGCTTCGTCGGGGATGCCCGAGGCCAGAAGCGGTTGCCGTTCGACGACCCGGACTGAAAGCCACATTTTTTCAAGTTCGTACTATGTCATAGTACGGACCTGCCCCACGACGACGGCGAACGTCTGTAATGTGCTGGCATGTCCGATCAGAAGTACGAGCCACGTGCCGAATACACCGCCGAGGAAGAGCTGGCGTTGTGGATCGCTTGCCGTGCCGCCATCACTCGGGGTCAGTCCTATTCGGTGGCGTTGCCTGGCGGGGGAACTCAGACCAAGACGATGGCCGATCTGCGAGTCGTCAATGAAACGATTGAGCGGCTGCGGCAGCAGGTGGATCTCGAAAATGCGGCGAACGGCAATGACGCCTCACGTCCTGTGAACTATGCACGAATGACCCGGAGGTGACCGCAGTGGGCTGGAAGCGGCGACCAGTGATGCAGCGATTGAGCCGAGCGGTAAAACGCGGGGCCAAGGCTTTCGCGCGTAGTCCGCTGGTTGCTCTGGATGCGGTTGCGGCCGTGGGCTGGGCTTTGCGGGAATCAGTTGCCACGGTCGTTGACCAGATGGTCTATGTCGTGGCACCTCAGGCAGCGTTAGAGCGGCGAGTTCTGCGGCAGATCAGTCGGGCAGCGGATGCCCGGATGTCCAGTGGTGATCGCGATCGCGACGATGCCGGGGATCGCCTGCATGGGCCTCAGCGTTGGCTGGGTTCCCGCTTGTCAGCCGACAGTGAGCTGGAACGAGATCTGGAGTCTCTGCGGACTCACACGAAAGAATTGTACCGGGACACCACAGCGGGCGGAGCGATTGATTCCCGGGTGGATCATGTCGTCGGCAAGGGCTTCACGGTCCAGGCGAAGATTGTCGCTGGCAAAGGCCTGAGCCAGGAAGCGGCAGACGGATTCAATGACGAGCTGGAGGAGGTCTACCGGCGATGGTCACCTGCCTGTGATATCACGGGACGTGACTCGCTGTGGCAATTATCCCGACTCGTGGAACGATCCATCGCCTATGCCGGGGAATCCTTTACGGTCATGTGGGCTCGCAACCGGCCAGGCCGGGCGATCCCTCTGGTACTGGAAGTCGTCGACGTGGAACGCGTCTGCACTCCCCCGGAAAAAGCTGGTGATCCGTACTGCCGGATGGGTATCCAGTATTCCAAGGACGGCGAGATCCTGGGCTACTGGCTGCGAACGACCAACCCTTTCGACCTGATCCAGGTGGCCTACAAATGGGACTTCATCCCGGCTGATCGGATGCTGCACGTTTACGAAAAATGGTTTCCGGGCCAGTCACGGGGTTATCCGTGGATGGTGCGATCCCTCGATCGCTGGCGTGACGGTGAGGATCTGGATGAAGCGGGGATCATCGCGGCCCAGGTCGAAGCGTGCAACGCGGCATTCGTCAAGACTCGCCAGCCGTTAAAGAAGGCTCAGGCGATGGGGACGACTTCCAGCAGCGGCAAGCGGCTGGAGGACATGAGCCCGGGCAAGATCAACTATCTGGACAGTGATGCTGAGGAGGTGCTGTTCAACACACCGACCAAGAGCAACATCGTCGGGACGCTGCATGAATGGAATCACCGTCGGATCGCGGCCGGGATGAACTGGCCGTATGAGTTCCTGATGAAGGACTGGCGTGGTGTCAGCTTTGCGGGTGGTCGACTGGTTCTGAACGGGGCCAAGATCACCTGTCAATGTGAGCAGCAGTTGCTGGTTGTCGCCTGGTTTGCGTGCATCTGGAATGAGATGGTCCGTGAGGCGGTGCTGTTCAGCAACACGTCAGGAGTGACGATCAATCTGAGCCGGTACCAGCAGCGGCCATGGATCTATCAGGCTCATCAGTGGTCAGCTCCCGCCTGGACGTATGCCATTACGCCGGGTGAAGAGATCGACGCTGATATCAAGGCTGTTGAGCACAACTTCAAGACGTTGGAGCAGGTTGCCGGGGAGCGTGGCGGCAACATGGAAGACGTGCTGGATCAACGGCAGAAGGAACGGAAGCTGGAAGAGCAAAAGGGGGTCGAGCCGACCGACCGCATCGCGGCGAAGGCCCAGCAGGGCCAACAGTCAGCGAAGTCCGCGAAGCAATCACAGGATACCAGCCCTCAGGGTAAGGAGATGCAAAGTGCGTAGGTTTGAATGTCGCATGGCTGCAGATGGGGCTCGTCTGGATCTGCTGATGTATGGTCCGATTGGCACGGACTGGTACGGTGATGGTTCGCGAATCGATGCGAAGGCTGTTGCCACAACCCTGAACGCCAATAAGTCCGTCAAAGAGATTCGGCTGCAGATCGCCAGTGCTGGAGGCGACCCGTTTCATGCGTTGGCGATGTACTCAGTCCTGAAGGATCATCCCGCGAAAAAAGTCGGTGTGATCGAGGGGTTGTGTGCCAGTTCCATGACCGTTGTGGCAGCGGCCTGTGATGAGCTCGAAATGAGCGAAGCGGGCTTGTTCATGATTCACGAAGCCAAATGGGGGACATTTGGGACGGTTGCTGAACAGCAATCAACGCTGGATGCGACAGCAGCAATGAACTCGACCGCTGCAGAAATCTATGCAGCCAGGACAAAGAAGCCGATCCAGGACATCAAGGCATTGATGGCCAAGGAAACCTGGATGACGGCTAAGGAAGCAAAGGATCAGGGATTCGTCGATTCGACGAAGCCCCTGCAAACAATGTCGGCCGTGGCGTGTCCCGGTCAGTTTTCCAATGTGCCAGATCACATCAAGCCGATTCTGGCAAAACTCCAGGAGGATGTTTCTATGACCACGCCGGCCCCCGGCTCTGCAACCCCGCCACCAGCCCCGGCTGCCGTGGCTACCCCCGCTGCTCCGGCAGTACCTGCACCTGCAGCCCCTGCACCAGCGGCAGCTGCTCCTGCGGTCCCTGTCGCGCAGCCTGTTGCTCCCACTGCCGAGATGGCTGCTGCTATCAAGGCTGCCACCGAGCGAGCCTCAGCGATCACGTCAGCCTGTGTGATGGCTGGGAAGCCAGAGATGGCTTCGAAGTACATTGATGACCCCGCTGCGACCGTCGCCAGCGTGCAGGGGGCTCTGTTGCAGCTCGTCTGTAACGATCGCAAACCGTCAGGTGACACCGGGGCTGGTGCAGGTGATCCGAATCCGAACGCGAAGTTTGAAAAGGAATTCGACGACAACGCCGAGACGTACGCTCAGATGGGATTGTCCAAAGAGCAGTATGTCAAGTCCCGTCGAATTGACGAACGCCTGGAAAAGCTGCCGATCGTTCCCGTGAAAAAGTGATCTGCCCATCGGGGCGCGAGTGTGATTTGTCAGGGTTTCAAGCAATCGGCTGAACGCCGTCCAATGTGAAAGGGTTTTCCATGTCTGTGGCCGCCAATCAAACAACGCCAATGGCCGGGGATTGCCGCAATGCTCTCCCGGTCGCGGCGTCAACCAACATCTATGAAAGGACGCTGGTATTTGCGAATGCCAGCGGCTATGCCGACGACGACACCGCCAGCGGCGTCAATCTGTTTGCCGGGATCAGTGTGACTCAGGCTGACAACAGCTCAGGCTCGAACGGTGACAAGAACGTCGAGCTGTTCACGGAAGGCAAGTTCCTGCTGGTCGGTACCGGATTCAGCCAGGCCAGCGTCGGCAAGCCAGTCTATGCGACCGACAATTACGCGATCAGCACAACGCCCTCGGCGTCAGGTGTGCGGATCGGTACTGTCGCCAGCTATGTGTCGTCGACCAAGGTCTATGTCGAAATCGAAGTGCAGAACCGGCTGATCAACATCGGTAAGGTCGAAGTCAAGACGGCGGACTACACGATCTCGGCTGCCGACAGTGGTAAGACGTTCGACAGCACTGGAGCCACGGGCACGATCATCGGCTCGCTTCCAGCTGCGACCCCCGGCCTGCACTACTTTTTCCGGGTGGGTGCGGCGTTTGAGCATCGTCTGGATCCGAACGGGACCGAAACGATCAGCCTGCCATCGACCGGCGTGGCCGGGGCGGCTGGTAAGTATCTGACAGCTGATGCGGCGGGTGAAACCGTGCATCTGCGATGCGTGAAGGCTGGTACCTGGTCTGTGTTCGGATTCACAGGAACCTGGACGGCCGAGGCTTGATCGATGAATTCAGGCGGGGCTGCATGGCTTAGCTGTGCGGCCCGCCTGTGGGATGCAGTGTGGGCCGTCGTGTGGCGTGTCCCTCGTTGAATTTGTGATGACTCTGATTTCTGCGAAAGGAACGCCATGTCGCAAGACACAGCCCGCACGTTGGCCACGCTGCGAGGAATGACCGCGAAGTTTGATCTGGGGGTCGCGGCCGCAACCCCATACTGGCCTACCAAAGCGTTTCTGTTCAATTCGAACGGCCTGGACGAACGCTATGGGGCGTTGGGAAATGTCCCGGGCATGCGTGAGTGGCTCGGTGACCGCATCTTCAATCAGTTGCGATCGACCGACTTCGAGATCGTCAACAAGCTCTGGGAAAGCTCCCTTGCGATTGAAAAGGTCGATATCGAAGATGATCGCTTGGGCATGTACGACATGGCTCTGGAGCAACTCGGCCGGGAAGCGTCGTATCACCCGGATGAGCTGATGTTCAGCCTGCAGACGACAGGCGATGCCAATGTCTGCATGGACGGCCAGTACTTCTACGATACTGACCATTCGTGGGGTGACAGCGGGACTCAGTCGAACAAGTTGAGCCCGACTGCAGCGACCGGCACGACGCCCACGGAAGCCGAATTCCGGACGGCATACCATGCAGCTCGTGCCGCGTTGCTCGGCTTCAAGAATGACCAGGGCAAGACGTTCCATCGTCCGACTCTGCAGCCGATCAACGACCTGGTCCTGGAAGTGCCGACCGCTTTGGAAGAAGTCGCAAATCAGGCACTGTTCAAAGCGTTTGTTTCCAGTGGCGAAACCAACATCGTGCTGGATCGTCCGAAACTCGTGACGATCCCTGCCCTGGATGCTGTCAGCGATCACACGTTCTACCTGCATCGCGTAGGGCAGCCGTTAAAGCCGTTTGTGTTCCAGGCACGTCGGCCGCTGGCTCGCCAGATGAAGGGCCTCGACGATCGCGAATTCAAGGACGTCAAGCTGATGACTGATGCCCGCTACAACGTCGGGTATTTCGCCTGGTGGATGTCGGTCCAGTCAACATTCACGTGATTCTGGTCGTGATGTTTCGCGGGGAGCAGGCTTTGCGGCCTGCTCCCCCTGCTGATGCCTGTTTGGTACAAGTCACTCTCTTTTGCGAGACTACAATGAAAATACATGTCCGTTTGCGGCCCGACTGGAAAGGGTCATTCCGTCGCACGATCGCCCGGGATGAAAAGGGACGATCGACCGATGTCCGGGTATTCAACCCCGGTGAGATCATCCAGTTGCCATTGTGTGAGCTGCCCTACGTTGCCGCAGATCTTGGCAAAGCCCTGCAGCCGATGGAATGGTCCAAGGAATTTGGCAAGTTTCGCCCGGTCGAAATGGATGAGCTGGACATTCCTGGCATGGTCGATCTGATCAAGCTGCACATCGAAGAGGGTTCTCTGGCAGAACTGGAAGTCGACGACGAACCAGAGCCTGAGGGTGCCAGTGAAAAACCAGCCCCGGCTGCCAAGTCGTAATCCCGTCAATCGATCGTCCGAAGCCGAGTAAAAAATGGGCCGGGAACTGCGTGATGATATTGCTGATGATCTGTCGGAGTTGTTCACGGATGTGAATGACTTCGGGATCGTTGTCACGCATACCAGGCGTGTTGGCACAACAGCCAGCATTGCTGGCACATTCACCGAGGGGCGGCAGGAGCCGCTGAAGGATTCTTCGCAAGGACGACAGATTGTTCGCACAGGATGGCTGATTGTCGGGTCGACCGATGTGAATGGCAGTTCATACGTGTTGGATGACCAGGGATCGTTCACCGTGCGGGGCGAAGTCTGGTCGATCAGCAACGTGGCCACGATCGCGGGTGGGTACCAGATCAGCTTGACGACGACGATTCGAAAAACGATGCGTCATTTGCCAGGGAATGGTTGATATGCCGACTCCACCAGCATTAAGCGAAACACCGACGGGCGATCTGGCTCTGCCGTTTGCGAAAGCGGCTGAGCTGCTGGCCGCGTCATCGGCGTTTCAGGCGATGGTGGGGGCTGCCGATGCCGCGGCGGCTCTGGCGTTTGTTGATTATCCCTTGCGTGATGTCGAGACGTATGGCTGGCCGATTCCGGGAGCGATCATCACCGACGATGATTCGCTCAACCAGGCAACGGATCGGCTGCCACGGCGTCGCAATGGTCAGTTGCTGCTGATCCTGTGCGATGAGATGAAAGAAGAGTACTACGGCAACGGGGAAACGATCGACTGGAGAAACGACGACATCGCATGGAGAAACCGGCTGGGCCAGATCCTGTCTGACATGCTGGAACGGCCGTCTGGTGGCATCCTGGCCACAACCGGCTGGAGGAAGGTTGGGACACCGACTCATTTGGGTCCACCGGATTACCAGCGTGAAGATGCGAACGCTCAACGTTGGTTCAGATACGCCGCGTTCATCATTGATTGGGTTTGAAAATGGACATTGATGAGGGTTTCTGCGTGGTCATGATTGATCGCAATGGCCGGCCACGAGTGACGTCTGATCTGGCGACGATGGAGCTTGCAGAAGATTACGGGCGTCGAGTCCCTCCAGAAAATGGAAGGGTGATCGGAGTCATGTCACACACGGCGTTTGCCAAAATGTTCAACCAAGAACCAAGCCCCAAGAACTAAGAACTGTATCCCATGTCTCCCCCGATTCTCACCGTGACGACGACGTTTCCGCGAGATCCGCGGTTGTTCGTGCGTGATCATGCCCGGTTCCTTCGGGAGACTCTGCGCGATGCGATGGCCCTGCATCACACTCGGCACATCCCCTGGCACTTCGAACGGTTTGCCGCGGCCAAGTATGGCTATCTGCCTCGACGATCCCGATATCAGGCTCGCAAGGACAAGCTGGGGCTGCCGCCTCTGGTGAGCCCCAATCCAGAGACGAGTGGCCAGTTGCGGACAGCGATGAATCAGTTTCGCCAGATCACAGCGACTCAGACTCGAGCGCGATTGCTGCTGCGGCTGCCGTTCACGGGTGGGACGGGCCGGATGCGAAAGATCGGCAACGGGCTGACTCAGAGTCAGAAGAATGTGATGGCTCGTATCGCGGAAATGGAAGTCATTGCTGCCGATGAGCGTGAGTATCTGATGAATTTTGTGGGGGCCAACTATGCCCATCTCGCCAACCAACCTGGCACGCGCTACCGCGTGCGAAACACCAAAAGGACGCCATAGACCATGAGTACCCCCGCCATCACTTCCGACGCGGTATACAGCAGTTTTCCTGCCAAATTCGACAGCCTGCTGATCCGTGATGTCATCAGCGTCAATCCCAGTGCCAACGTCAAAAAGATCGCCGCAATGGCAGGTGGATCGGTCGATCCCGGATTGATCGCCGAGCAGTACCGTGAGCCGACGGTCGACCTGACAGCCCTGGATCTGGGGACGATCCTGGCAGCCTGCAGTCCGGTCAATGGTCTGGCAATCGGGACCTCCTCATTGATCCAGTACCAGTTACGCAGTGATGGCGGCACGTTCGACGTATACTCGAACCATGTGAGCCTGTCGACGGCCAAAGGGTTCCTGCATCCGGACACCATTTCGGCGAAGCAGGATGAAGACAAGGGGGCGCAGATCTCGCTGAAGTACTGGCCGCTGTGTACCAGCACGAACCCCCCATTGATCGTCAACATCAGCCAGGCGTTAACGAGTACTCCGAACATCGCGGCGTTGTACCGCCTCGGCCCGGTCTCGTTCGAAGGGTCTGTCGTCGGTGGCGTGCAGAGTGCCTCGGTCAAGTGCGGCATTGAGTACAAGCCATTTCGTGCCGGTGGTCAGGTGGGAGCGTTCGCAGGCTTCATCCGAAAGCGGGCGCCGACCTTTGAGTTTGAGACCACGAATCAACGGATACTGTCGTCGATCGGCTTCGGGATTACAGCCATCAGCACGGGCTGCACAATCGGCTTCCAGTTGATCGGGACCGCGTTGGCGTCGTCGGCTCACGTGCTGTTCACAGCGTCGGCCGGATCGTATGAGGTCACCGATGCGGGGGTGAGTGCGGAAGACGATGCCATGGCCAAGGTGACCGTGACGTTGACAGGGACGTTGAGCGTATCGACATCATCGGCGTTGGCGTGATGATCACTGGATTACGAAATTACGTAATTTCGTAATTTGACCTGAACTTCGTGAGCGGTAAAGGATTCTGAGATGGCTGAAGACAACAAAAACCCTCGCAAGCATAACGGTTTCGTGGGAAATGAATTTGTGACTCCTGATCTGGATCAGGATGAAGATGATCTGGACACGGATGACGCGGACGACGCGGAGGAGTCATCGGAAGGCCAGTGATCATCCATTCCCACATTTCTCAAGAAATGTCATTTCCATGCATTACCTGATTTTCATTCCCCACAAGCAAGGGGCCAACCAGCAGCATCTGATTGATGCCGGGCTGGGGGATCTGTTGCGTCCTGACGATGAGGCGCCGCTGTGCGGGGATCTGATCGGACCGGGGCCGGGAGACGTGCCAGGGCAGATCTGGTCCTGGGGCGGGGCTGTACCGGCATACCTGCCGGATCAACAGACGTGGACCGCGGTCAAGAAAGGCCAGTTCTTTTTCGGGGTGTCCAACAATAGTCCGCCAGAAGCCAAAGAGATGATGCGGCGTCGACCTGTTGACGGGCTCACGCATGTCATGGGGGATGGAAACAGTTGGATCGTCCCGTCTGTATTCCGGTTGCCAGCAGTGTTCGATATCGATGAAGCTGGCGAACTGACAAAGAAACCTCATCCTCGCTTCAATACATTCGTCGATGAGTGCAATTGGGCTTTGGACAATGTTCTGGCTGGTGTGGTTGATCCAGATCAACTCGATTGGAAACGCGGGTTTCAATTCGTCGTGATGGCCCTGGCAATCAATTACCGGGTTACGTGGGAAATCGCCGTTCTGTTGGGCATTGTCGAAGAGAACGCGATTCCGACATTGATGGCAAAGGCCACAGACGCGGATCGCGTTCGAAAGGTCATGGATGACCTCAATAAAAAAAAAGCTGTTTTGACCCCGAATGGTTGAAG